CACCAGTTTGAAGGGGCAGAGCCTAGTCCGTGGCCTATTGTTTGTGATGCACTACCGTTACCAGTGTAGGAAACCACCGAAAAACCGTAGGTTGGATTAGCCTTCACACGGCTAGTAATACTGCCTGTTGTGTTAACGTCAGTGATGAAGTCTGAGTAGCTTCCTGCCCATGCGGCATAGATATAAGTTCCTGATCCATTTACTTGGCTACGACTAGATGATCCCGACGCTTTAGGGATAAATCCTGTTGATGTAAATTCAACTTCATAGGCATCACTACCTTCAGCAGAACCATCGACTTCAGCGTTAGCTAAATTCCATCTTAAAAACAAATCATTGTCTGCAAACGGAAAACGTGATGAATCAAAAACATTCCAGTTACCAGTTCCGTCAGCATTTTTGATCATGACGAGTCCGGGCCGAAATCCTAGGCTTACTGTGGGTCCTGTTGCCGTATTATTTCCTTCGTATGAGCCAAATGCGCTCTTACCAGATACGGCTTTCCATGCATAACAAATATATGATTCATCAGAGGAACCACCCCCTACCATGCCGCTAGATCCGACAGCGAAAGTGTCAGTGGTAAACGCGCTGTCATCAAATACTGTGCTTGCTGTGCTTGCTGCGTCAGTTGCTTCATCACCTAATTTCAAGAATTGATCATCTGCTAATGCTGAGTGATAAATTGCCCAACGCTGATTGTCGCTTGAGTTATTAGTTCGCTTTTTAATCAACATCAAATCAGGATTTCCGCCTAATCCATGCGGCACTAATTTAGTTGCGCTTTGATTTGCACTTGTTACTGTGTAATCAATGATACTAAAACCGTTTGCAGTGCTAGTCTTGCGAGTGACGCTTGAGACATTTGTCCCGTTCGAGTCTGATGCAGGATCACTGTCTCCTGCGTCCCATGCCCAAGCAACGTATTTTTGTCCTGATTGGTTAATGCCGTTGGAGTTATTAACAATAAATCCATTCTTGTCAAAACCACCAAACTCACCAAGACTAAATTCCTCCGCAGTAGACTCTGTTCGCAGTCCTTTGTCAGCCCCACGAACTGAATCGTACAACTGATGGCCCGATGTGCTATCTCTTTCTTTCATCCATACCAAGTCTGGACGAAATGGAAGGCCGCTAATTCGGGTGCCATCTGTTTGATTGCCGCTGTACGTCACAGACGAATGACCAGTGATGGTATTGTTCGCTCCTGCGTCCCAGCACCAAGCTACATATTTTTCATTGCCTGAGTCGTTTATGTACTGAGAAGACCCCAAGGTAAACCCGTCAGAGTCAAAAGAAGTAAGCATCGTGCTATCAGTTGCTTCTGCACCTGTGCCATTACTTTGCAAATATTTGGTTGGGCCACGGACAGTGTCAAATAAAAGATGCCCTCCAACGGTGTCTCCGCTTCTTGCTTTTGACCAAACGAAATCGGGGGAAAACCCTGTTCCGGTGACAGACTGCGTAGCCCCTGTTCCTCCATGCAAAACCGTGTTGAAACCCTGCACCTCTGCATCGTCTTTGAACTGTAAACGGAATCCATTTGTCCCAAATGTCAGGCCAGAAGTGTCCTTCGGTATCCAGATACCTTCTTTGGTTTCACCGAATGAAGTTGGCCCAAGGGCAGAACCGTCGATGAAGTTGACCTCGGCCATATAGCCGTCGAAATATTGTTCAGCAGGAGAAAATCTACGCCCTATATATTGAGTAGTTGTATTGTTAATGTTAAATTCTGCGTTTAAAGCAGGATAAGTGGTTGCACTGAAATCCGTTGCTTGTGTGCCGTTAATATAAATCTTAAAACGATCTGAGGCTGTCGATTGTGTGGTATCTAAAGCAAATACTAAATGATACCAAGCAGAAGGATCACGCAATACAGCCGTAGTTTTTACATTCATAGGCGCAGTATTACCAGATTGCATACCGACTGTATCTGGATCAAACCTAATGTAATCATTATTATCTGAGGCAAAGATCATAAGATACGAACCTATTTTAGAACGCTTGACCCAACCACTCCACGTCCAAGTCTTGCGATTACCCGCAGATGCCGGAGTCCACTCTAGGTACGCACCGTCATCATCGTTAAACCGTAGAGAGCTTTCGATATCAAAGCCATAGAAACCGCCCGATGCATACATCCATTGTGATGAGCCGAATGGGCCACTCATTAGCTAAACGCCAACTGCGGCGCACCCAGAAGGATACGGTCAGAGGCCGCTACGACATAAGGAATGATGTCTGTAGCACTTGCGGCACTGGACAATGTAATTCCTGCACCAGCGGCTGTTTCATAATCTGTTCCTAAGCTCAATGTCCTGCCTCCAGTGGAGTCCTGTATGCACACGATGAATCCACTCTGACCAACCGTTTCAGTGGACGGGTTAGCCAGTGTGACGTTACCGGTCAGTGTGAGTACAAAGTTTTGGTTAGCAGAAAAGTCTAGTGTGACACTGCCTGTGTTCGATGTATCTGTGTCTGTCTTCGCTGTCGCGACAGTACCAACCGTCAAACCACCTGCCACTGTGACGTTGGTTGTACCTGTGGGTATCTCGATTACATCTGCGTCGGCATCGTTTTTGATGGTTACGTCGTTAGTCGAACCTTGGCCTGTCAAGATCAAACCTTCTGCGGCTGTGAAGCCAATCGCCGCATTGTCTCCAGCGGCTGTGTCGCCAGTGGCAAGCAGCGTCCCTGCGGCTGTTATGTCTCCAGCAACGGTGACATTTGTTGTTCCGGTTGGGATTTCCAAAACATCTGCATCTGCATCATTCTTGATGGTAACGTCGTTGGTAGACCCCTGCCCCGTCAGAATCAAACCTTCAGCAGAAGTGAAACCCATCGCGGCTCCATCTCCTGCCGCTGTGTCACCCGTTGCCTGTACTGTGCCAGCAGAAACGATATCGCTTGCCGCGTTGAATGTTCCAGCAATGTTCAGGTCTGTCAGTGCATCAACAACCGCCGCACCACTACCCGCTCCGTCCAAATACACAACGGATGTTTTACCGTTTGGTATAGTGACGGTTGCTCCAGAGCCTTGCTTGATAATGATGTTTTGGGAGCCGCTGGTTGCGTTCTCGATAATGTGAACACGACTAATCGTGTTTGGAGCGATTGTAATCGTACACGCTGAATCTAACGTGCCAGTGTATTGAACAAACATCGCACGAACTGGATCTGTCGATCCATCTGCGATTGTGCTGGTATGTGTGTCGGCGTTCGTGGTGATCGCTTCTGTGCCAAAGCCCAGTGCCTCACCAATCAACTCAAGGTTGGCGTTTGTCTTCGTACCCCAAGTTCCTGAGTTTTCGCCAGTTGCCATCTCCTCCAATCGGAGATCATTTACAAAGGTACTAGCCATCTAAATCACCTTATTACTATTTCGGTATACGTTGTCCCCGGCGCAGGGGTTATCGCTGTATATGTTGTCCCCGGCGAAGGTATTATTTGTGACCATACTAAAACAACACGGGGAGAGATTGAACCTGTAGCGGATAAACCTGTTACTGTGGTGTTAGCATCGCCCGTCACACTACTAGTGCCCAACGATGATGTCATTGCACCTATTGTGTTTGTGGTAAAGAAACTACCTAAAGTTGCTGTACCAGAAACACCGTTCTGTGTTTCAAAGACAACACCTAAACTAGCTGTCGTCCCAAATCCTGTTGTGGTGATGTTTGCATCACCCGTTGTAGAGACCGATCCAACAGATGCCGTAGCATTTGTTCCAATCGCTACATCATTGCCCCAGCCGCCCTCGCCCCAGCCGGTGGTGGATGAGTTCCACCCTAATCCGAGCGAGACAACAACGCTGGTCATTACGCAATCCTGATTATCGCGTTACTCGCATCTGCTGTTGGGAACACAATTGTAAAATCCCCAGAGGTTGCTGCTTTATCAGCACCGAAGTCCAGAACAGCCACTGTCGGATCACCACTTGCACTGTCATTAAATATTAACCCGCCACGCACAGCCGAAATTGTTACGTTTGAAAACACTTCGTCTGCAAAATCAACAAGAGCCGTCGTGCCACTTAGGGTAGGGTTTACTGGGTTTAGTGCTTGTCCCTTAGCGGAGTAGTTGGTTCCGCTAATTTCATTACTTGTGGTATATGCTGTGGTTGCTGCCGTAAAACTAGCATTGTTGTCATACAAAGCTATGTTAAACGTGTTCCCACCACTCGCTAAAAAGTTATGCTTCCCTTCCAACAATTCTTGCTTGAAGGAACTACATAAAAAGTTTCCACTAAAAGCCATCACAGTCTCCTTATGTATTCAGCCAACTTGTCATGGCCTGAATCTTTGATTGCATTATACACAGTCGTTCGATCTGAACGAATCGCCTGTTTCATATACAAAACAATGATTTTTTCAAGATTCGCACGAAAAGCATGAGCTTGCTCTCTTACTTCTGGCGTGGCGTGATCAGATATGCTGATAATTTTATTAACACATCGGGCCGTAACCTCTTCAGGAGTCTGACCTCTGTTGTCAGTTGTTTGTATTTCAACTTGAAACGCTGGTCCAAAGTCCATGCTCATGCCATTCATCATTGTTTATCTCGCACAATTCGGCCAATTTTATATTCTTGTGTTGTTTCTTCGGCCTCTCCCAATATTTTTAGGGAGGTAATAGCCTCTAAAAAACGAGCGTTGTAATTATCTACTAGATCCTTTTCACCTTTCATAAAGGTATAAGCTTCAATCAACGATCCATACAACAAAGCTGTTGGAGCATTGTCTGAAAGCCACGTTGTCCCACTATCGGCTCCAGATGTCAGACTATTAGGTCGATAGTAATAATGTAATTCCACGGCCAAGGCACTTGCTGGAGTCGGAGCAATAATAAAATTATTGACATCGAATGTAGCGTAGAAACGCGGTGTCCCGGTATCGGACGATTTTGGATGAAACTCTTGCAAAAAATTCACGTCTTTAAACAACAGAAAATTTTTGTTGCTATTGCTGTCTGTAAATGACAAAGAAAACGGTGCTAAAAAATCAGACGGAATCGCTAAAAACTGGTCTGAAGCAGAAAAATTTGCCGTGACGTTTTTTCGGAACAACGATAACTGCACGTTTTTGAGAATACGTTCTTCGGCTTGTTTAATAAAAATACTTAAATTATTGACAAAAGTCGTTTCTGTGTTTTCTGTATAATCTTGTATCGCGGTCTTTAAAGTAGCAAAAGTAAAGCTCATGTCGTCACCGTCACTTGTCCTACAAAAGAAAAGGCCAGTAATTTTTTTGCCTTATGGTTTTCTATCGTTTGTACGCCAACAAAAACTTGTAAGGGTTCTTTTCGATCTGGTCTTGCATCTTTCAATGCCTGTGCGTCAACAACTTTGCGGAAAGGGCCAAGTTGCGGATGTTTTGGATCATATTCGTCCCGACCAACTAACAGTCCATTCCACTCACGACGCATGTCTTTATATTTATAACGGAAGCCAGAGCGATCAGAGATGCCGTAAGCATGTTTTCCTTGAGCAAATTTACTCATCAGGTTGTCCTAAAATATTCATACTGCGGCACTACGTTGAACGAGGCTCTGTCGCGATCTTCCGTCATTGCTCTTTCAAACTCTTCCTCATACATTGCTTTTAAAAGTTGAGCACGATTTGGAGCGCGTTTGATAGAAATGTAGTAAGCGAGCCCCGCAGCTAAACAAGGAAAAAATCTGAAAGGCATATCTAAGGTGTTTGTAAATGTGTCGGCATCATCCATCCGAGTTAACACATCAAACACCAAAGTATCTGTGCTATTTTCTGGCGTCGGCCAAACTTTTAAATTTGGTGTCACCTGCCTGTCTAAAAAAAATTGAGTTGGTCGACTTTGAGTGGTTTTAGTCGGTATATTTAGAAACTGATCTCTGCTAACCCGTTGCAAAGCAAAATCTGTATCAGATCGCCGCACTACTACAGATAAAATATCGATTGTGTCTGTTGCCAAAGCATATTCTTGCGTACCTTGCGTCAGTGCCTGTGTTCTTTGCACAATCGTCCACTGGTTCAAGCCACGATTGGCCCACTCTGCTAACATCAAATTCAAAGAACGCTTGGCGGTTTTCATGTCATAGCCAGTGCGAACCTCTAGCCCACATCTTTCGAAAGCCTCTTCGATGTAATCTGCTACGTCTAATTCAAAATTTGTAGAGCTTGATGTTGCCATTATTCTTCTATCCCATCTGAATACAGATTATCAAAAACTATATCAGGATCTGTGTAACTTGTATGTCCCTCGGCCGAATGTAGATATTGACTAGGCTTAAAGTCTGGAGCACCCTCGCCGGTATCCCATAAAGCAGGACTTGTGGCTCTGACCCGATTATTAGGCAAAGCGACCACATTACCCTCCCAGGGGCCCTCTGTTAAATATAAAACATGACTTTGTTTATGCTGATCGGGGCTATCTGCGATAGCATTTTCCGTATAGTCAACAGTAAACATGTATCGCGCCTCATAAAATTCATGATTGACTTTAGCGATCCAAGGACTAGAACTGACTCGATCTAACACGACAACAGAATGATTAAACGATTCACAGTCCCAAGGTTGACAAAGATGGTCTTCCATCCTTTCTGGCCAACCGTCAATATCGATGTCAGCGACTAAGGCTTCTATCGGCATACGAGCCCACATTGCACCCCCATGTAAATTTTCATCACTGTCCTCTAAATGTCTTTCACATCCAGTAAAAACTACCTGAAAAGTTAAAGATCTATCAGGAATTGTGTTGACAGCAATCGCGAGTGCATGGAGATATTCGCCATGATACCGTTCATGATTACAGGTAAACTCGCGTCTGACCCAACATTTGAAATGTGGGATATTGCTAATTAAGTAAGGCAAATTAATACCCTCTTACAATGGTTGTGGTTTTAGTCCGCGTAGCACCACTTTTACTCATTTTACGAACAGTCCCACCTTTACTCATTTTGCGAACAGTTCCGCCCTTAGCTTTTTTCATAACCATGCCGCCCTTAGCTTTTTTCATCACCGGACCGCCTTTGGCCTTTTTCATAACCATGCCGCCTTTGGCCTTTTTCATAACCATATTTCCTTTGGACTTTTTCATAATGACCTCCTATGAATATTTCGTCCGCTTTCTACGATCAGGCATGACTGCCCCGCACCCTCTGTGGAAGCGTCCAGCGACACCCCCAGAGCTCATTTTCACCGTTGCTTTTGGTGTGTTTTTTACAACCTTTTTGCCTGTTTGCTGTGCCGCCTTCTTTTTTCTAGCAGTAGAAGCCCTTTCTGCTTTACTGAGGCTTCTTGCTTTCGCGGCCGGCAGGCAACGGTCTGGTTTTTTTGTATCTTTTGATGTGCCACAGGGACCTTTGATAGATCCATCAGATCCTATCCGAACCCAGTTTTGTTTCAGCCACTGTTTAAGTTGTCCCATAACGGCTCCACTCAAAAATCATAGTTTAACGTGAGCTCTTCATCTTGCTCGATTTCGCACATCGTAATTAAATTATAAACCCTATAATCGTCCCAATCCTGCGACAAAGCCAGATAACAGTTGGGCTCTTCCGCATGATTCAAAAAACCACCTAAAGGGGTTCGAATGTACCCGGCAATCATCGGCACTTTTATATGAGTGGCACCAAGATCAACGCCCTCTTCAATATTTTGTAGGGCAAAAACACCAATACCGTCGATATCACTATTATCGAGCGTCACTTCGTCCGGTAACGGCTTGTAGTAAAATCGATCATATCTAAGCTTTGCCATGCTGCTTCCTAATCGCTTGCTTGCCACGTTTAGCAATTGCGGCTTGTTTAGGTTTACCCGCTACTTTTGCTCTTTGCTCCAGCACGGTAAGTATCTGTATTTTACGAGCGAAAGGTTTTTTTATTTTTTTGACTTTTGCCACGGTCGCGCGAGCATCTGCTTCAGTCGCATATTTTATGCTGACCGTGTCTTTTGGATTTTCATCCGTATACAACCGACGGTCTGTATTTGGCGGTTTTTTACCCGTTCCTTTTGCTGGTTCTTTTTTTGCCATTAACTAAGCCTTTCAATGTCTTGGCTTGAGCCGCATGTTTTTTTGAGGCTTTATTCAAAGCACCAGCCACTTTGTTAATTCTGCTCTTAACCTTTGCCCGCATTATTTGCCCTTCCTTTTACCACCCTTAGCTTTTTTCGCATAGTTGGGATCTTTGCAATACTTTGATGCAGCAAGATTTGCATAAGCTGAAGGGTATGTATCAAAAGTTCGTTTAGCCCAAGCCTTTCCTTCGGGACAAATTTTTCCGCCACTTTTAGCTTTTTTTGCCACGTTTCTTTCTCCCAGCGCAATACGCTTTTTCTGAAAATCCCTTTGGTCTGTCACAGTTGACTGACCGCTTTCTCTTTGCACTCCACTTTTTCTTTTGCGGAGGGTTTGCAATCTGTTTACTCATGCTACTGCGGCGAATCGTCATTAAATTAACTGTTCAGCAACCGCTGCCGCAACAATCAATACCGCTAAGCCCCATAGGCGTAAATCCAGCTTAGCTAAAGTAATCTTTTGTTCTTCCAATCGCTCCTCTATCCGAGCATATCTTAAATTACATTCAGCCTCATGCTGCTCTAGTTTTATCAATACATCCTCTGCTTTCACATCAACATCTCCATCTTTTTCGAGCTTGGCGAAGTCTACTGTTTGGGTTTTTCGCCGCTTTGGGAAATTTTTTCATTTGACCAGCAGAACGAGCGC